CTGAGAAACGAATCATTTCGCCATTATAGTCTTGTTCTACAACCCTAGAAGGGTTAACAAAGTTAATCTGGCCATCTTCCATATTGTATTGAGCAACGATATCACTTGTTGATATTTTTGACAAGTCAACCCAGCCAGAAGGTGTTAAAATTTCCGTTCCCTCTCCGTAGCACTCGTCGCGAATTGACCAGCTAATTATTTGCCCAATTCCCTTTAGTTTATTGTACCTAGAAAAGTTTAACAAGACAGCAAAGTTTGAAAAAAGCGAAACACCTTCTGTAAACCCAGAAAAGATTGCTAGAGACTTTGCAATCAATTTTTTATTTTCACTACTCTCAGTAAAATTAGCCCCTAGATTAGCATCAACTAGCCTATCAATTTTGGCCTTTGCAGTCGGTTCTGCTAGAAAAGAATCATAGTCGTCAATAGCCAAGGATTCGTTAAGGTGCGCATATGCGTGCGTGTGTAAACTTTCAAAGGCACCAAACGTTACTGCCATCATAGAAATTTCTGGATGCGGGAACCATTTAGCAACCTTACCACTCCAATACTCACTTACGTGGATTTCAGACTGAATAAAACCCTTGAGGGTTCCACCAATAACTGCTTTTTCATGATCTGAAAGCTTTGTTTTCCAGTCTGTAACATCTGCGCTCATTGGAACTTCTGTTGCTAACCAGTGAGCCTGTTGTTGTTTAAGCCAAAAATCAAAGCATTCTGGATACAAGAAAGGTTTATAAGTTGCTCTGCCCTTTAATAGGGACGATGGTACGGTTACCGAAACAGTTTTTGTTAAAGGTTGCTGTGGTGTCATGTGTTAATTTCTAAATACTAAGATTCAAGTTGCTTTTTCTAGCTTAATCGCCTCTTCATTTGCGCGATTTTTGTAAAGAGCCCTTATTGCATCAATTGGTGAAAGTTTTGCACCAGATTTGGAAGAGGTATTTTTCTGACCATATACATTTCTACCATTACTTTCATCTGTTGGCATCATAAGGTCAATTTCATCTTGTGTAAGAACTCTAAGACGTGATTGGGCAGTGTCGATGTGGACTTGATACTTGATACCATCCATACCAGCACGATTTTTTGCAACAAACAAAGAACCCATGCCAGTTGCCTTAAGTTCTGCCTTACGATGAAACCCAAGAATAACGTCACAGGCGTGAGACTGCCCATAGGACTCAGCCATATTGGTCATGTCAACGAAGTCTGCGCTGGCAGCTTCTTTGTTGGATTGTGTTGCCGTCCACACTGGGACATCAAGCTCTTGGGCAAACCCGCGAAGCTCTTCGAAAATTCTCTGAAGTTCCATTCTAGGAAGGTCATATTTTTCCGTTGACCTCATAATTCCAGAATAGTCTACAAGAACCAAGTCAGGCTTAAATCCGGTCAACGCCAACCTCTCGATGTGGTTTCTCAAGGTTACAACAGTTGCTGACCTGGTTGGAAACTCTTTAATAATAAGTTTACCAAGAATATCTTTGTTGTCCTCGTACATCTTTTGTACTTTTTCAATATTACTGGAGCACTCCAAGGAATTGATACCGCAAAGATAGGAGTCATATCTAACTCCAACACTTCTTTCTCTAAGTTCAAAAGAATAATGAACGACATTCTTACCTTGCAAAAGTGCCTCAGCGCCAAATTGTGTAAGAATGTGAGACTTGCCGTGTCCCGAAAGAGCAATGACCGTTCCAATTTCCCCAGCACCCAAACCACCATTTAAGATAGTTCTATCGTCAAGAGCTGGAATTCCAGTTTTAATTGCATGTCTGAAAGATTCACTATATCTGGCTGCAATATCTGTCTCAAGAGAGAGACCCGTATTTGTGGCCATTCCGGCTGCCAGGGCTTCCTTAATGACCGTTACAACACGATCGTAGTTATCCGTGGCAATGAGGTGAACAGACTTTTCTAGGGCAATCTCAAGCGATTTTCGCTTGCAGAAATCAAGTGACTTTTCCTTAACGTAAGGCAAGTCGCCAAGATTTTCATTTTTCATGACTTTAATCAGGAAAGCTTGGATTTGTTGTCTGATTAATAGATCTTTATCTGTCTTTAGGTCGTCAACGATGAGAGTTTTAAGAAGTTCCATTGATGGGAACTCTTTAAACGACTTTTGGTAGGACAGATATCTGTCTGCAACTAATCTTAGGTAGGCATACTGGAAGTATTGTACATTTACAACTTCAGCAAATTGTGCTGCCCACACTCTGTCCATAATCATGGCCTGGACAATTTTTTCTTGAAACGACTTATCAAATGTGAAATAAACTTCTTCGCTAACTGCGTCCTGGTTATTTTGGGACATAGTTCTCCTTATGTTAAAATGTTGTTATTATATGAATAAATGCACTGTTACTAAAACAACGACCATCTTTAGGTTTGTTTAAAGATGGTAGCTGACGAGTAAAATCTAAAATTATTTTTAGTTTATATTAGTGTTGTTTTGAACTGAAGGGAAATGCGGTCAAAATCAAGATCGGTAGAAATTTTGGCATCCATGAAAGTTCTAATTAAACCGAGCTTGTTCATTTCTGGCTTAAAGTTGTCAATGGTATAGTTGACTTTATCTTGCTGTTGGCTTGCTAGGTTAGACATACTAAAGTACATGAGTTTCCAATTCCTGTAAACAGTTTCCTTATTTTTGGCAATTTCGGAATATACTTTGATTTTTGTTCCCTCGGCAACTTTTTCTTCTGCTAGTTGTATTAATTTCTCTGGAAGAATGTCCTCGGTGATACTAGAGAGACTTGGGAAACGTTTTATTGCAGTTTTAAAACCCATTCCGTCGATTCCATTAATGTTATCGCTTGGATCGCCAGCAATCGCCTTGGCAAGACAAAAGTTTCTTGCAGAGATGCCATATTTTGTTAAAACTGTTTCGGCATCAACCAAGACATGTTTGGCTGGATCATAAATTTGAACTGTGGGGTCTTCAAGCAACTGGTAAAAGTCTTTGTCAGACGAGATGATTATTTTCTTTCCAGCTCTTGTAAGAAGTTTTCCCTTGCAGAGATATGCAATAATATCATCACATTCTGTCTCTGGAAGGTAAACTTGACAAACTGGAACTTGTTTTAAGACTTGAGACAAAAGATGTAGCTGTTTAATGCGGTTTTCGTCATCGTCCATAAGCCAAGGCTTGTGAGTTTCCGATGCATCCTTGTTAATTTGCTTAAAGGTAGTTTTATCTTTGGCGCGATTTGCCTTGTAGCCCTCGAACAAGGCTTTCCTTCGAGGCGATCCACCGCCTTGCTCCCAGACAACAATTACTTGCTGTGGTAGAAAATCGGCTGTGAGTCTGGCAATAGACTTAAAAAATCCTACAACTCCCCCAACAGGATCTCCAGAATAGTTTACTGCTCCATTCGCACAAAACGACCGAATGAAAATATTCATTCCATCAACGATGATGGTAGGACGTTCTGCAAGTTTATTTGGGTCAAAAACAAAGCGGGAAGATGAAGTTGGAGAAGTCATAGGATTCTTTCTATTTTATTAAACGGCTTTTAAGCCGGTACTACCAAAACCTGCTGACCCTCGGTCCGTGGATGTCACCTCTGTAGTTTCCTCAAAAGAAACTTCATTGGCTGCACAAATGTTATAAACAATAATTTGCGCAATTCTGTCGCCTACATTAATTTTAAATGGTTCTTCTGCTGAATTGTGAAGAACTATTCCAATTTCACCACGATAGCTTGGGTCAATGATTCCCCCAATGGGGAAAATTCCTTTTGAAGCTAACCCGGAACGTCCCTCGACCTTCATAAAAACACTTACACCATTAATAGTGGTAGGCATATCTGCAAGTTGGAGACCAGTAGAAACTTTCTTTGTTTGACCATAAAAAATCTCAAGTGACTCGTTGGCACAGATGTCAAAACCAATATCTCCTCTTGTAATTGCCTTTGGAAGAGTCGCAGTCTCAGTCATCTTTTTAAATTTAATTGTATTACTCATGTTTCACTCTCCAGATTCTTCAGCTATTTGCGCCACTGCCCTAAGTTCTTCTTCAGATTCCTCATCAAATTCTGCTTCTGTTTGATGATCATCCTCATTTGGCTTGATAACATAAGCATCTTCCATCATGGCATCAACATACTTGGTATATTCTTTGTTATAAAGAACTTCCTTTCCGAAACCTTCTTTATAGAACTTTTTCTCGAAAAGAACCTCTCCAGTTTCTTTGTCGGCTCCTCTGAAAATCTTCCATGCTCCACCACCAGAAACGTTTACCATCACTCCGTCACAAAGAGTTGCTGGCTTCTTCTCATAATATTCTCTAAGATAGTCAAAAATGTTTTCATGCTCCACAATACCCTTTCCAAAGTGAATTTGGAAAGTGCACTCTCTGAATGGCTTAGAGGTTTTGTTTTTGATTGTCTTGGCTGTTACCTCGATGCCATAGGTATTTCCTTCTTTGTCAACAAGTGGTTTACCACCATTCAACTTTATTCTTACAGAAGCAGCATATGGAATTGCCATACCACCAGAAGTGACGTTAGGGTCGCCGAACATTGTGTTGTGTGATAAAAATCCATTACTAAAATAACAATGAGTGCCTTCTACTTCAAAGTCTGCAATTTCAATCATTTGGCCAGATTCAGTTATAGAAAAATCTTCCCAACCATCCAGTGTTCTTACTAAGAAATTTTCTTCGTTTTCAAACAAAACAGAAACCTCTTCGTACATTTCAACATTTGAATTTTTGACACGCACAAACAATTTATGATCTGGGGAGCATGAAAGTTGTCGAACATCAAGATGGTTTACCCTGACAATCATTTCTTGAGCATTCTGCTTTTTTACAATTTTGGTAATTTTTTTCCAAACTTCTTTGTTTTCTTCCAAGGAAAGAACTTCTACGTTTTGGACATCTACAGGCTTATTTATTGCCATTTCGTTAAAATCGTATCCTAAATCTTTAAACATTGAGCTAACAGACTTGCTAGATTCTTTGCCATCAAACCTATACATGACCTCAGTTTCTGGACTTACGCAGCCAATCTTGACTCTCTGCTGAGAGATCAAAAATAGAATGACCTTTTGATTTGCAATAACGCTTGCAATCTTACGCATTCCCTTTGACAAAACTCTTGCCTGAAGACCAATTGTAGCTTTGTCATAACCTCCTTCGATTTCATCCTTCGGAGCACTCTGCGAAACAGAGTCCCAAATTACGGCTACTGGTACGTCTCTCGACATAGATCTAGCCTTGGTGATTGTACTTTCGATAATTGACAGAATCTCTTCCGTGCAAGAATTCTGTACGAATACAAATCTCTTTGACACGTTGATTCCAAGAGACTTCAAGTTCTCTGGGTTTGTTGCGTTTTCTGTGTCGATGTAAACTGCAATTCCACCCATTTGTTGGACGGACTTAGCAAGGTGAAAGCCTATGTGAGACTTACCTACGCTTGGCTGGGCTTGAATTTCAACAATACGTCCTTCTGCGTATCCCCCGTGAAGCTTGTTTGACAAAACACAGTCGAGTTGTCTCGATCCTGTTGGAATCCATCTTTTAATATCCGTAGGAGCAGAGTCAGTTCCTAGGT